GGAATCCACACAATCCGATTTATTCCCCGTCTCTCCGGCATCGTCACGACTCATAAGGAGAGCCGTTACCCTTGCAACCTTTCGCGCTTTGTCGCCTGGCGGACTGGCTACCCGTGGGCTGTTGCCGATAATCTGGCTAATTTCCGGTAGTGCGCTTTGTTCGGCAGCCGCTTTGTTTGCGGCATGGGAGACATTAAACACCACGTTCATATTCGAGTCAATACCCAGCATTGAAAAAACAATATTGACTTTCACAAACACGGCGTTTATTATTCTACGCATGGACGAACAAATTAGAAAAGACGCAGAAACAATTGATCGCCTTGGCGGATCAACAAAGGTATCTCGCATGCTTGGTTTCCCAAAGGAAATTGGCACTCAGAGAGTTAACAACTGGAAAAGGCGCGGCATTCCAGCCCGTATTAAGCTAGATTTCCCAAAAATCTTCCTATCGAAGGCCAGGAAATCCAAGTGACCCACTATCAAATACACGAATTAGCCGACATATTCCCACGTATGCCAGGCGAAGAATTCGCGGCGCTCAAGACAGACATAAAAACCAACGGTTTGCTTGAGCCTATTTGGCTCTACGAAGGAAAAGTGCTGGATGGCAGGCATCGGTACTTCGCCTGCCAGGAAACGAGCGTAACGCCAGTTTTCAGCGAGTATAGCGGATCAGACCCGCGTGGTTTTGTTGTGTCGATGAACCTTAAACGTCGCCACCTGGACGCCACACAACGGAGTGCCATTGCCGCTGAGTTGGCGAATATGCCGCTTGGTGGTGCTCTGTATCGGTCGGCAAATTTGCCGACCGATATTTCTCCTCTCTCGCAATCCGAAGCCGCTACCCTGCTTAACGTATCAACAAGGTCTGTTACTACAGCGGAGAAAGTCAAAGAAGAATCGCCAGAGATATTCGCAGCAATGAAGTCTGGCGACATATCTGCGCATCTTGCAGCCCAGGTAGTCGGCCTACCAAACGAAGAAAGGGAAATAGTCGAAGCTGCTCCAGTCGAAGAAATGAAGGCAGTCGCAAAGGAGGTTGTACGCGCCCATGTTGCCAACAATTCTGGCAACAACGAATGGTACACACCACAACGCCATATTGATATGGCGCGCGCAGTCATGGGCGGAATTGATACCGATCCCGCAACATCAGAAATCGCAAACCGCACAGTAAAAGCCGAATTGATTTATACGGCAGAAGAAGACGGCAGGAAGCAGAAGTGGCGCGGATGTGTTTGGATGAATCCCCCTTATGCGCAACCACTCATCACCGACTTTGCGGAGGCGGTTTCGAGCAAGTACGAATCAGGAGAGATAGATCAGGCTTGCATCCTGGTTAACAACGCGACGGAAACGCAGTGGTTCCAGCGCATGTTATCAGCGGCATCCGCTGTTTGTTTTCCAAAATCCCGTATCAGGTTTCTCGACCCGGATGGCAATCCCGGTGCTCCATTGCAGGGCCAGGCAATCATTTACATGGGAAAGAATGTTTCCGCATTCAAAGAGTCATTCGAGACAGAAGGGAAGGTTCTCGTCAATGGTTGATCGTGGGGTTATTAAAAATCGAGCACTAAAGAATCAAGTTGCCGATATGAGCGGACTACGGTGGGGAAATATAACACCAACCGACATAGACGCATTTCTGGATTTCGGAGACAAGCTGTTTGTTTTGGTTGAGGGAAAGTTTGGAGGCGCTGTTGTCCAACATGGGCAGATGCTGGCGATCCAACGGCTTTGTGACGCGACACACTTCCCACCTAGGCGTTATTCATACGCGATTATCGCAGATCACTATACGCCCGATGGAAATGACATTGATTTTGCAAACATGATCGTCAGAACTGTCCGTTTCAACGGAAAATGGATTACACCAAAAAAAGCCAATTTAACACTTCTCTGCGCAATCGAGAAACTCAAGGCTTACGTTGATAACAAAACACGTTTAAGGGTGGCAAAATGAGCATCGAAGCACTTTCATGGGCCTTTAATCTCGACCTCCCGAGCTCTGGCGCAAAACTCACGTTGTTAGCTCTTGCTAACTACTCCAATGAGTCCGGAGAGGCTTACCCAAGCCAGAAGGCAATGGCTATCAAAACATGCCTATGCGAGCGCGCAATTCGCACCCACCTTGCAACACTTGAGAGTTTGGGGATTATCTCAAGAGTTTCCAGGAAGAGAGAAAACGGATCATACACGACCGACCTTTTCAGGCTGAATATTGGGGCTGTGGCCAGCGGCAAAATCTGCCAGCGGCAAAATCTGCCAGCGGCAAAATCTGCCAAAACCCAGCGGCAGATTTTTCCAAACCCAGCGGCAGAATCTGCCGGACATGAATCACCACTAACTACAACCGTCACTAAAACCAAGCAAGATCAAAAACACTGTGCAATCGCTTCGCGCTTGCCAGCAGATTGGGAACCATCCGACGACGATATTGCGTTCTGCAAAACGAAACGCCCAGACTTGAACGTCAGGGACATTGCTGACGAATTTAGGGATTATTGGGTTTCCGTTGCAGGAGCGAAGGGAAAGAAGCAGGATTGGCCTGCGACTTGGAGAAATTGGGTGCGACGACAAACAGCCAGGGCATCGCCTGCAAAACATGAAAAGTTCGATCCAACGGCGTATGTAAACCAAGGCAGGAAATCAACGGGTGGCGAAAATGATGGATTTATCAACGGGGAAGCGCGGCGTGTGGCTTGAAGTCCATGCAGGACTTGGAATCAGCCTGATGGATCACCTCTACAACCGCATGGAGGGGATGTATCCGCAGCGCTGGAAAGCGAACTTCCCGAGCACAACCAGTATCCAGAACTGGCGCGAATCATGGGCAGAAGCATTCGAGGATGAGCGCATCACGCCGCAAGACATCTCGGCAGGACTCAAGGCCTGCAGGAAAAAGCATGATTGGCCGCCAAGCCTTCCTGAATTTATCAAGGCATGCAAACCGCCTGTTGACTACGAAACCTTGTTTGCTGGCGCAGCTGTAAGCGTCTCAACTGGGAAGTGGGAAAACAAGCTGGCGTATTGGGCCACTCAATCTGTCGGATCGTTCGAGGTGCGGAACGAACCATACGCGAAGATGAAAAACCGATGGATGAAGGCGATTGAAGATCTGCAGGCAGATGGTGAACTGCCTGAAATACCTCCTGGCCGAGATGCATTACCGGCCCCAGGTAAACAATCAATCAGCAAGGAAGAGGCTGCTATGCGTGTGAAGGATTTGGGCCTAGATCAAAAACGTAAAGAGCCGAAAGCATGGGCAAGGAATATTATCGAATCGCCATCCGTGTACCCGGCAATCTCGATAGCGTTCGCAAAACAAGCATTGGGGGTGTCAGCATAATGGCAGTCTCTGGGGATGAACAACAAAACTATGTGAACCTTGTCGTCCAGCTTCTGGTTCAGGCGATCGAAGATTACGATAAATTCTGTAATGCAAAAAAACGTAGCATAGAACACAATTTATGGGCAGACGCCGCCTTGTGGATAAATTGCGACGATGATGATCCGTGGTCATTCAAGTGGTGCTGTGAGGTAGTCGGGTATGACTACCAGGCAATCCGTGGCGGGATAAACAGACGCGATAGAAAGCACCCGATCACAGCGGGATTCAACAATTTCCGCAAAGTGCCAAGCGTCAGGGATATTTATTGAGATGAAAGCCGAAGAACAACAACATCAGGTAGAAACGTCCGATCCGTTGCAACCAGGCCAACACTACGATCCGCTGCTGGCACTTCGTGGCTCAAGGTATGGCGCATTCGCGGACAACGCAAAATTGTCTCAAGCACTCAAGGCAGTAATGAGAAGCGGGCCGAATTGGGAATCGCTGGATGCAGACATGAAAGAGGCGCTGGAAATGAATGCGCACAAGATCAGCAGAATCTTGTGTGGTGATTTTAACTATGACGATTCGTGGGTGGATATTGCAGGATACGCAACACGCGTGGCCGATAGATTGAGGTCTTGACATGCAACCGTTTAACGCCATGAAGGACGGGTTTTTTCGGTGGGAGATCTGATGAGAGTGCTTGTAGCATGCGAATCATCTGGAGTTGTACGCGATGCTTTCATCAGCTGCGGTCACGACGCAATGAGTTGCGACATCCTGCCAACGGACAATCCAGGCCCTCATTATCAGGGTGATGTGCGAGACGTTATCAACGGATGCTGGGATTTAATGATCGCACACCCACCATGCACCCACCTGAGTGTGTCTGGCGCGCGTCACTTCGCGGAAAAGCGCATGGATGGCAGACAACAAAGCGCAATCAGCTTTTTCATGATGCTTGCAAAATCCGACATTCCTATGATCGCAATCGAAAACCCGATTTGCATCATGTCTAGTTTATGGCGCAAGCCGGATCAGATCATTCAGCCATGGCAGTTTGGTCATGGCGAAACCAAGGCAACGTGTCTATGGCTTAAAAATCTTCCGCCGCTAGTGCCTACTAATGTTGTTGACGGGCGCGAGCAACGCATCCACAGAATGCCGCCAGGGCCAGACAGGTGGAAGGAACGCAGCAGGACATTTACGGGTATCGGCCAGGCGATGGCCGATCAGTGGGGAAAATATTGAGCAACGAAACCATCATCCACGAGCCAGCCTGCGAGGTAATAACCGCACCAGAGTTGGCAAGCGCCGCATTCCGCAAGGTATGGGATGCCGCAACCGCCGCGCTGGATGATGGCCTGGCCGGTGAGTTGACTTGGACTCCGAGGAAGCGCACCAGAAGCCTTGAGGCAAATTCCCGTATGTGGGCGAATCTTACAGATTTATCTCGACAAGTGAACTGGTACGGGCATAAGCTATCGCCGGAGGACTGGAAGGAAGTCATTAGCGCGGGGCTAAGAACTCAGCGTGTAGTTCCTGGAATTGATGGCGGATTCGTATCCATCGGAGTGAGAACCAGCAAGATGAGCATCAAGGAAATGTCAGCCATGATCGAGCTTTGCGTGGCCTTTGGAGCGCAGCATGGGGTTAGGTTTACGGCGCCGGAATGGAGGCATGAGTGAGGCAGAAAAAATGCTCAGTATGCCGCGAACCATTCCTGCCAGTCAGGCCATTGCAATCCGTGTGCGGTTTACAGTGCGCCGTGATAGCTGCAGAATCTGCCAAAGCGAAGCGGGTTCGCAAGGAATACAGATCGGCAAAACAGAAGATGAAAAGCCGCGCCGATTGGCTTAGAGAAGCCCAGGCCGCATTCAACCGTTATATTCGCCTGCGCGATCACGACAAGCCTTGCATATCATGCGGCAGGCAACATCAGGGCCAATGGCACGCAGGACACTATCGCAGCGTCGGCGCATGCCCAGAGCTAAGGTTCGAGGAATTGAACGTGCATAAGCAGTGTGCGCCGTGCAACGATCACTTAAGCGGGAATATTGTCGAGTACCGGAGAGGACTGATTGAGCGCATCGGAATTGATCGAGTCGAATGGTTGGAAGGAAATCATGCTGCCAAGAAATACACCATCGAGGAAATCAGGGCTATCAAAGCGGAGTACACGCGCAAAGCGAAGGATGTGCGCGCAAGGTGAAGGAGCAAAAAGTGCTTGCAAGTTGTTTGATTTTGTGCCACTATAATCAACTAACTATTATTGGAAGCCAGAAGCATGTCAGAAAAAAAACGAGGCGGCCCGGGCCGTGGGCAGGGACGCAAGCCATTAAAACATGGCGAGGAAACGGTAACGCTTTCCCTGCGGGTGACGGCGGAGCAGCGGGAGAAGTTGCGCCGCTTGGGCGGTGCTCGCTGGGTGCGGGAGCGGATAGACTGTGCAAGCGATGCCAGTTTAGGCGCACCACGCGAGCTTGTCCATTGTTGCGATGACGTTTGAGGCAAACTATGGGGGCAGTAAGATTGCGGCCTTGTATGTACAGGAGGATGGAGTGTACTGGAACATGCCTAATATTGACGCATGGCCTGAGCACAGGGACGCGCGCCGTTACTGCGGCCCGTATCCAGTAGTTGCGCATCCGCCTTGCCAACTGTGGGGCGCGATGGCGGCGGTGAATTACGCCAGATGGGGAGGTGAGCACAACAGGCCAGGAAATGACGGAGGATGCTTTTCTGCGGCACTGGAGAGCGTGCGGAGATTTGGCGGAGTGCTGGAGCACCCAGCGAAAACGAGAGCATGGGCTGCGCACGGACTGGAGCAACCGTCCGGGATAGGCTGGAAGCGCACCATCGAGGGCGGGTGGGTGTGCGAGGTTTGGCAAAGCGCATATGGGCACCGCGCGAACAAGGCAACGTGGCTGTACTACCACGGCACGAATCCGCCGTTTGAACTGCGGTGGGCGAGGCCGAAAGGGACGCATCAGATAGGATTCCACGATCAGCGCGGAAAGTCCGCCAACAAGCCGACTCTTGGAAGGCGAGAGGCGAACGCCACGCCACTGGAGTTCCGCGACGAACTCATACGATTGGCGATGATGTCGCATGATGTTGAACGAAAGGAGTAATGCGATGATTGATGATAATGAATTGAAGCGGATTTTCTGCAAATCATGTTCCGCCGAACCTTGGGAAGTTGGATGGCCTGAGCTTGCCAAGTTTGGGCAAGCTGTTGCTGCTGCCGTGCTTGAAGATGCAGCAACGTTAATTGAGCTTGAATATGCGCCAGACAAAAAGGCACATGACAGGCTAAAGCAAATTGCGCATCATGTGCGCGAACTTGAACGCTGAACAGACACCAGAAAATGGTAATAAAAATTGAAAGCGACTTGGGTGACGTGCGGAAAATGTGGTTCCTGCGCACCCAGGCGCCTGAAGTAATCGAGCGCCCAAGCTGCTACAATCGCCCTGCATTCGTGCGCAATGTTTTCTCCGCCGAGTTCCAGGGCAAGTGGTATGAATTCCGCCAGACGCGCGATTGCCCTCACTGGAAGCCGGGTGGGAATGCCCATGTGCGGAAAATGTGCGACTCTGCCGGCGGGAAGACGACACCATGGCACGCATGTAGTGGATGCAAATGGAAGCCATGAGAGAAAAAAGCCACGCGCTGCCAGCGGTGTATTACGGTGATCCGGCTATTGCGTATGAGCGCAAGGAAGCATCTACATGCAAGGGCTGTATCCATGTCGGCAAAGCATTTGGCAAGATGTACTGCGATAAAGGCATGAAAAGCTACCCGGCGCGGTGCAGGAAGCATTACAGGGAGGCGGTATGAAGTGGACGCGCATCGGGCAGACCGCGTGGGAATCCGGGAAATGCCGTATCGCGGCGGCAGATATTGGTGAGAAATACAGATATACGCTATTTGTGGACGGGAACATGATCGGAACTTTCGACTCACCAGAAGCGGCAAGGCGAGAAGCGGAAAAACAGGGGGGCGAATGCAATTCAAGAGCGTAGAGCACGCACTTAGCTGGGCATTCCGGGTGGAATCCACGGCGATCATAAAAACATCATCTGTTTCAAAGGCGATGATGGGCGGCGGTGGAATGTCGCACGGAGCGCTTACATCGCATGACAGGCACGCCTACGCTGCCATGATTATAGATCAAGCATCGAGAGCAACAGACAAGCCGAGCATGGTGCTGCTGAGAGCACTATACGGAGTGGCAGACGCGGAGGATGTTCGCGCCTTACTTGTGCCGATTGTCGTTGCGACGCTACCGACAGGGACACATTCTCGCCGCGCCATCGAGGACATCATCAATGCATATTGCGGGCGCAATCGCGGAGTGGAGGAATTGCGACGATCACTGCAATGCCGGAAATCGACAGCGCTGGAGACGCGGCGCGGCGCGTACCGGGCGCTCGATGCGGTGCTGGAGCGTGCGGTTGCAAGGATCAGGGACTCAGCGCCGCAATACCTACTTGCCGACTAGCTTGGATGCGCGACGGATGCCAAGCGACAAATCGCCATCACTATAGGCGCGCAATTCGATAAATTTTTACATGCGCGCGCTTGCGAAAGTACGGGAACCGGCGTATAAGGATAACCATTAGAGTGCGGTTCTGTTTCCATAAAACTGCTTATTGATGCTCACAACAACACCCGCCACGCCTCTCAACGATGCGCACCCCGGCGGGTTTTTTATTCCGCATGACACCGACACCGACACCACGCAAGCGAGGCCGCGCAGCTGTTGCTGATCGCGCTCGAGTAATGCGCAGGGACAACGGGCTGTGCCAGGCTTGCCTGGAGCAGGGCCGCATAACAGCGGCCGTCGAAGTCGATCACATCATCCCACTGTTCAAGGGCGGCCCGGACACAGACGACAACAAGCGCAGTCTGTGCAAGGCTTGTCACGACGACAAGACGAGAGACGACAAGGGATACAAGGCATCAGGCGCATGCGACGAAGACGGCATCCCGACGAGCAAGGCGCATCACTGGAACAGGTAGGAATTCAAAAAAACAAAGCCCGTAAGCGTTAGCGCGCAAACGGGCTTCTAACCAGCAAGACTTATCGGAGTCAAGATGGCTAAAAAGGATTATACAGATCATTTATGTTCTGTGGATGGTTGCTCGCGCGGTGTTCTTGCAAAAGGGTTATGTAGCGTCCATTACGCAAGATCAAGATATAAACCCAGGCAGAAACGAGAAGAAAGAAAGTGCGAAGTAAGCGGTTGTAATGAAAAACATGAAGCGTATGGCTTTTGTGCAAAACACCTAGCTATCGTCAAGAAAGCGGAAAGAGCATCGAGACTTGAAGAAATAAAGTGCCAATGCTGCGGTAAATGGTTTAAACCAAAAAGAGCAAGCCAAACGCACTACTGCAGTCCGGCTTGCAAAACAAAGCATTTCAGGGAATCAAACCCTGATCGAGACAAACAACACAGAAAAAACGAAGCAGAAAAGAGAACGCCATATTGCAAAGTAGTTCTCAATACATGCGTCATATGCGGCAAAACATTCTATGCACGCAGGAAGAAGCAGAACTGCTCGCGAGAATGTGAGCTTGAGTCCGGAAGAAGAAGGTCTAGAAAACTCTTCAAGAGTGACGCAAAACCATCACCAAGTCGATGCGTAGTATGCCTAAAAACATACACAGCAAAAACTGCCGCGCATTCAATTTATTGCTCAAAAAGATGCGCAAAGAAAGCGCACGGCGGACACACAGCGTATTCAAGAGCAAAAAAGTATGGTGTTTATTATGAGACTGTTAATCCAATAAAAGTGTTCGAGCGAGACGGATGGGTTTGCAAACAGTGCGGAATAGAAACACCAAGATCAAAACGAGGGACGCAAGAACAAGATTCGCCAGAGTTGGATCATATATTTCCAATAAGTAGAGGCGGTGCGCACTCGTACAGCAACACACAGCTGCTTTGTAGAAAGTGCAACAGCCAGAAAGGCAACAAGGTTATTAGCGAGTTACACCCCCCCGGGGGGTGTTACTAGCTGGCTACGCTCTTTTGTAAACCGGGCGTGCAGTCCTCTTTTAAAAAACTTACGGAATTTCATGGCAAAACCGCAGCGCCTCGGTCGAAACTCTGTAGTCACGCTGACATCAGCCGCAGGAGAGCTATCGGAGGATATACCTTTACCGGATGGCGTAATCCTGCGCAACGAACAGGAAATGGTTATCTGGCGTCAGTTCACCCGCGCGCGCGCGCGAGACGGATGGCGCGACTTTGACTTGCTGATTGTGGCAAAGGCTGTGCGCCTGGAGGCAGATATACGCAAGTATCAGCAGGCGCTGGACAAGTCCAGCCCGATTGTGAAGAACGACAAGGGTACGCAGATTGTTAATCCGTTCTTCGGCGTGATCGACAACTTGCAGCGCCAGCAGCTTGCGCTTATCCGCAGCCTGTCGCTAACCCAGACTGGGCAAGATCCTCGCACGCTGAATGGGCAGGGGCAGGATCAATCCCTGCTTCGCGGCGCAATGAACGACTTTGATGACTTGATTGCACGATGATAATTGAACAACTTTCTGTCGACACGCTTATTCCGTACGCACGAAACAGCCGCACCCACGACGATGCACAGGTGGCGCAGATAGCCGCCAGCATCAAAGAGTTTGGCTTCACAAACCCGGTGCTGATTGACGCCGACGGCGGAATTATCGCCGGGCATGGCCGGGTACTGGCAGCGCGTAAGTTGTCGCTGTCAGATGTTCCATGCATCCGTCTGGCGCACTTGACGGAGACACAGCGCAAGGCATACGTAATCGCCGACAACAAATTGGCGCTCAATTCATCATGGGATGAGGCCATGCTGGCTCTTGAGATTCAAGATCTTGAAGCGGATGACTTTGACCTGACGCTGCTCGGTTTTACGCCTGATGAGCTGACCGCACTCACGCCGGAGGAAATCGCGCCCGGGCTGACTGACGAGGACGCCGTGCCGGACGTGCCAGAAGAACCAGTCACTGTGTTGGGTGATGTGTGGCTGCTTGGAAAACACCGCGTGATGTGTGGAGACTCGACCAGCATTGACGCCGTAGATGTTTTAATGTCAGGAACGAAAGCGTCTCTGGTAGTAACCGACCCGCCGTGGAATGTTGCGTATGGAACTAATTTATCAAACAACGCGAAAGGATATAAAGCGCGAGAAATTATGAACGATAATTTCGCTACAGATAAAGATTGGGAGGCTTTTCTTTCCGGTGTGATTTCTTGCCTCAATGCGGTGACTTTGGCAGGATGCCCAATTTACTGTGTAATGGGGCCATCCGAATGGCCTGCTATAGATAAGGCTCTACGTGACGCAGGGTTCCATTGGTCAAGTACAATAATTTGGGCTAAAGACCAGTTGGTTATGAGCCGAAAAGATTACCACACACAATACGAACCAATCTGGTATGGGTGGAAAGATGGTGCAGCACGTATTCGGGCGGTAGAAGACCGCAAACAATCTGATTTGTGGCAGTGCGATAGGCCAAAGAAATCCCCGTTGCATCCAACAACTAAGCCTGTTGAGCTAATTGAGCGAGCAGTTGTGAACTCAAGCAATAAAGGTGTTGTTGTATTTGAACCTTTTGGGGGATCAGGTTCAACACTTATCGCCTGCGAGAAAACAGGCCGCATCAACCGTAGTATGGAACTTGACCCGCGCTACTGCGACGTAATTGTCAAACGCTGGCAGGAATTCACTGGAAAGCAGGCCACTCACGCTGCCACAGGCGCAACTTTTGACGAGGTGGCGGCAGACAGAACCAGGGCAGTCGCTGAGGCGGCTTAATGGCTGTAATTAACCGAAATGGACTATCCATCTCCGATACAGTGCGGCCCAGTGCCACGGTTAAGAAAATGGAGGGAACTCCCGCTTAACAAATTAACCCGCGCAGAACGTGCGATGAAGTTTGTCGAGACTTATTGCAAAGTTCCAGAAGGAACATTAGTCGGGCAAAATATAAAACTAGCCGCTTTTCAAGAGCGGTTCTTCTACGCCTTGTATGACAATAAACACGGCACTCGCAGAGCGTATCTATCAATCGCGAGAAAGAATAGCAAAACGAGCACGATTGCTTGCATAGTGCTTATTCACTTGGTCGGGCCAGAGGCGCAGCAAAACTCGATGATCCAGAGCGGGGCGCGATCTAGGGATCAGGCAGCGCAGGTTTACAACTATGCATCAAAGATGGTGATGCTGTCAGACAAGTTGCAGAGCATCGTCAGGTTGATTCCGAGCGGGAAGAAGCTGATCGGGATCCCTAAAAATACAGAGTATAGAGCAATGTCGGCGGAGGCGAAGACGACGATAGGCGGTTCGCCAATTTTGGCCGTGCTTGATGAGGTCGGCCAGATAAAAGGGCCGCAGGATGACTTTGTTGATGCAATAACGACAGGCCAAGGGGCGCACGAAAACCCATTATTGATCGCAATATCAACACAGGCCGCCGGGGACGGGGATATGTTCTCTATCTGGCTTGATGATGCCAAGAATTCAAAAGATCCGAGCATTGTTTCGCATGTCTACGAAGCGCCAAAAGACTGCGAATTAGATGATAAGAAAGCATGGAAATCGGCGAACCCGGCGCTTGGGTTATTCCGAAGTGAGCGCGATTTAGCCGAACAGGCCAAGCAGGCCATGCGCATGCCGAGCGCTGAACCGACTTTCAAAAATCTCTGCTTGAATCAAAGATGCGAAGTGTCTGCCCCATTCGTCAGCCGCGGTATCTGGATACTCAACAGCCAAGAACCTGACGAACAAGTGTTTTACGAAGAGCCGGTTTATGTCGGCCTTGATCTTTCCGCAAAGACCGACTTGACCGCGATGGTAGTGATCGCATTCCGCGAAAAGTGGCACGTCAAGGCGTATTTCTGGACGCCAGCTAAAGGCTTGCGCGACCGTGCCAAGCGTGACAGGGCACCATACGACATATGGGAGCAGCAAGGGCTGATCCGTGCCATCCCTGGTGCCGCTGTGGACTATGAAGCGGTGGCAAGGGATATGCGCGACATCCTGGAAGACTGCAATGTTGCCGCTATAGCCTTCGACAGATGGCGCTTTGACTTGCTGAAGAAAGAACTCGACGGAATGGGTGCGGATTGGCCTTTATTGCCTTTTGGGCAAGGATTTAAGGATATGGCACCGGCAATCGACTCCCTAGAGGAAAAGCTCCTGAACGAGCATATCGCCCACGGCGGAAATCCTGTGCTGACGATGTGCATGGCTAACGCCGTAATCGAGAGGGACGCGGCGGGAAATCGAAAGATGAACAAAGCCAAGGCGACGGGACGCATAGATGGCGCGGTGGCGCTGGCGATGGCTGTCGGAGTGTGCAAGATGGACGAAGACAAATTACCCGTTCTCGGGTCTGACTACGAACTAATGGTGTGCTAACTAATGAGCGTGAAAAGCTGGTTTTCCGGATTGTTTGCCTCAGACGGCGACCGTTCGCCCTGGGGAAGCTTCTGGTTCGAACCAGTATCGACAACCATGAGCGGGATGCGCGTATCGAGCGACACAGCGATGCAGCTTTCCGCCGTGTTTCGCGCTGTCTCGCTGGTGTCCGGCCACATGGCCATGCTACCAATCGTGTTTTACCAAAGCGGGACGCGCAAGCGCATCAAACACCCGCTGTTGAAACTGCTCAACAAGCGCCCAAACCGCTGGCAAAATGCTTTTGAATGGCGCGAAATGATACAGGGCCACCTGGAACTGCGCGGAAATGCCTACAACGAGATTTCCGCTAATTCACGCGGCGAAATCACCGAGCTTATCCCGCGCCACCCTGACCGCGTGAAAGTCGAAATGCTTGATGGTGGAGAATACAGATATCGCATCACCAACCCGGACGGCAGCGAGCGCACTGTCCCGCGAGGAAATATCTGGCACCTTCGCGGCCTGTCATCTAATGGGATAACAGGCGTCTCTGTGATCGAGTGCGCGCGCGAATCCTTCGGGCTTGGCCTCGCGGCACAAAGCTATGGCGCACGATTCTTTGCCAACGACGCCAAGCCGTCCGGCGGCTGGATCGAGTTTCCCGGCCAATTCAAGGACAAGGAAGCGCGGCAGGTATTCCGCGAAGGATGGCAGGCCAACCAAGGCGGAGGGAATCGTGGCAAGACAGCAGTCCTGGAAATGGGCATGAAATACCATGAAGTCGGTCTGACTAACCAGGATGCACAATTTCTCGAAACCCGCAAATTCAGCATTAGCGACATCGCCAGATGGTTTGGCGTTCCGCCGCATAAAATCGGCGACCTTGAACGTGCGACATTTAGTAACATCGAGCAGATGGCGCTCGAATACGTCCAGGACGCCCTGCAGCCTCGCGCTACGCGAATGGAAGCCAGCATTGAAGCGGAACTGCTGCTTGATTTTGAGGAAATCGACGTAGAGTTTGAGTTCCATGAATTACTTCGCGGCGACTCCAAGGCGCGAAGCACCTACTACCACGCCGGAATCCTCGACGGCTGGCTAACGCGCAATGAAGCGCGCGACATGGAAGGCATGGAGCCGATTGACGGGCTGGACGAACCGTTGAGACCGCTCAATATGGTTGAGGAAAACGAGGCCGAGGATATAGAGCTCGACACGGAATCATCCGAGCCGCCAGCGCAGGAAGCCAAAGAACCGCCGGAACCAGGCGACAACTCCACAGCCATGCGAATGCGCGCGATGCTCAAGAGCAACGCCGAACGCATGGCGCGGCGCATGACGAAAGACTCGACGATTGCGCCTGCCGTGCTGGCCGAAGCATTGGCGATCAGCGAAGAAAAAGCCGCTAACTGGCTGAGTAGTCCTGTAGATGATATGACTCTTGAGAAAATCACCGCGTCCATGATGGCGCTGGGAGAAACCGCATGAAACGCTCCATCCTTATTTCCGAATTCCTCTCCACGCCATGGGCCTTGATGCCAGAACGGCTTGCGGCCTTTGCCGGCGTCATGTCTCGCTGGCACGCTGGCGAGCAGGCATCCGACGAAGTAATGGCCGGTATCCATGCCGATCGCCAAGCGCGCGAGATCAAGCGATCCGCAGCGATGCAGGCAGGCGGTGGCCAGATTGCTGTGCTTCCGCTGTATGGTGTAGTCACCCAGCGCGGCAGCATGGTAGATGACGTATCCGGTAGCGGCGGCGCGAGTACCCAGCGATTCGCCGATGCGCTGCGCCAGGCTATTTCTGATCCCACTATAAGCCAGATTTTGATTGACATCGACTCTCCCGGCGGATCGGTCTACGGTGTCGCTGAACTGGCGGCAGAGATTCAGTCGGCCAGGGCGCAAAAGCCAATCGTCGCCATCGCCAACAGCCTGGCCGCCTCAGCCGCCTACTGGATCGGTTCTGCCGCGTCAGAACTCTACGTCACGCCCGGCGGCGAAGTCGGCAGCATCGGCGTATGGCAGGCGCACGAGGATTGGTCGGCGGCGATGGAAGATGCTGGTGTCAAAACCACCCTGATCTCGGCAGGCAAGTTCAAAGTCGAGGGCAACCCCTACCAGCCGCTCGATGCCGAGGCGCAATCGTTTATGCAGACTCGCGTCAACGACTACTACACAGCCTTCACCAAGGCCGTCGCCAAGGGCCGCAGCGTCCCCGTCGATCAGGTGCGCAACGGCATGGGCCAAGGCCGAGTGCTCGGCGCAGATCAAGCACTGGCAGAAAAGATGGTAGACGGAATCATGACATTCGAAGAAGTAGTCAAGAAAATGCAGCGCGATGCCAAGTCCGCGCAGAAACCATCAGCGAGCCGCCTGGCATCCGCCAAGCGCGAACTGGAGATCATGGGCTAGACACAGCCCGCCCGCCGCGATCCGTCGATCGTGGCGTCGGCCCGAAGGCCATCGTGTCACCCCAACAGCCGCCTTTTGGCGGTTTTTTTATGCCATTTTTGGAGAACACAATGAGCAAGAAACTCCGCGAGCTTAATGCCCGTAAATCCGCGCTGGTTGAACAAGCCCGCGCAATCACTGCAGGCGCAGAAGCAGCCGACCGCGACCTGACCGCCGACGAAATCACCGATTTTGATGGCCTGCGCGCCCAGATCGAAGCAGCCAACGCCGCCATCGACCGCGAGCACGTCCTGATCGCCGAAGAGGCCAAGATCGGCATCAAGTCCGCCGGCTTTGTCACCGTCACCGAAAACATCGAGAACGATCCCAAGCGCGGATTCAAATCCTTTGGCGAATTCTCTCGTTCTGTCGCCCGTTCTGCCCTGTTTGGCGAGCGTGATGCCCGTTTTGCCGCCGCCCCATCGACTTTTGGCGGTGAGTCCACGGGTGCTGATGGCGGATTCGCCATCCCGCCCGAGTTCTCCAGTGAAATCTGGCGGCTCGCCCTCGGCGAAAACTCCCTGCTGCCGCAGACGCAGAACACTGAAGTCACCGGCAACAGCATGATTTTTCCGAAAGATGAATCCACACCATGGGGATCGACTGGCGTACAGGTTTACTGGCAGGCCGAAGCGTCCGCCGCCAACGCCAGCAAGCCTGCGCTGGGCACAGAAACTTTGGTGCTGCACAAACTGATGGCGCTGGTGCCGGTAACGAACGAGCTGGTGGACGATGGTTTTGCCATCGGTTCATACCTGCAGCAAGTTGCACCTGAGCGGATTACATGGAAGGTTAATGAAGCCATCCTGTTTGGCGATGGCGCTGGCAAACCCCTCGGCGCGCTGAATGGCGGCCCTTCTATCGTGCAGGCCAAAGACTCCGGCCAGGCCACCAACACTCTGTCCGTGGCGAACATCAGCAACATGGTAACTCGCCTGCTGCCGGGCGAGCTTGGGCATGCCTTCTGGCTTGCCACGCCCGATATCCTTCCATACCTGGAAGCGCTGACTGTCGGCCAGTTCCCTATTTACCTGCCGAACATGACTGCCGCGAACGCGCCTTACGGCATGCTTAAAGGCCGTCCGCTGATGTTGTCCGAGCATGCGTCGGCCTTCTCCAGCCAGGGCGACTTGAACCTGCTGTCGCTGAACGGCTACCGCACAATCACCAAGGCCGGTGGCGTGCAGACGGCAACCTCGATGCACCTGTATTTCGACGCAGATGCAACTGCATTCCGTTTTACGTTCCGCCTCAACGGCAAGCCGATTTTGTCCAAGCCCGTGACCCCGCCGAAGTCGAGCGTGACCCGTTCGCACTTTGTCTCGCTGGCCGCACGCTAATCGGTAATCGGGGCGGCATCGGTCGCCCCATCTATTTAGGAGCAATTCCATGTACACAAATGCAAAAATCTCTGAGCAACTCGCCGTGCTCGCAATCATCAATCCCGTCAGCCAGGCCGCTGGAACTGTAACCACCGGCTGGGTAAACACAGGCAATTCCGAGCGACTCCTGGCGCTGGTGCAAACCGGCGTCCTGGGCACGTCAGCCACTGTTGACGCAAAAATCCAGCAGGCCAGCGACGCCAGCGGAACAGGTGCCAAGGACGTAACCGGCAAGGCGATCACACAGATCGTCAAGGCAACCGGCGACAACCGTTCGGCGATGATCAACCTGCGCCCCGATGAGCTTGACACCAACAACGGATACGAATATATCCGCGTCTCCCTCACAGTCGGCACAGCAGCCAGCC